CTGACATCAATCTTCATACGCAATGTGCGCGCGATAATACTGACCTCACCATAGGCCCGGTCCGCTTCAACGTACTCAGTGTTCATGACCAGACTGAGAGGAAACAACATCATCAAAGCAGACCTGATGTCTTCCAAAGGTGTCGCAGACACTGCACCTCTTGAAGTCTCGAGCTGTAACGGTGGTGCCAGATAACTGTTATACACGACATCGACCTTAGTCGACTCAGTTGGAGCACTGTCCAAAACACGCCTAACAAGCTCGTCTGCTTCAGGTGTAAAACCTTGAGCGTCGTCAAGATGCCTGCACCGCATTTCCATCAACGGCGTTCGACGTAACTCGTCCTTGACCAAATTGAGTTTCGCCACTTTGATGACCTCGGGCTCCTGCTCGCCACCGACGGGCACACTTGACACCGCTGGTAGCTGAATACCATCGCACTCCTCAGGATCATATGCCGTTACAGCGGCAGCCTGGTTTCGTACGAATGTGGTGACAGCTGCCATACGCTCAACCCACGAATGTTTTGGTGGTGGTATGTCGTCAATTTCGATATTCTGGAACGCCAAATCGCGAACAACAACATCATCACCGAAAGCATGGGAGATAAGATGATCTGAAAACCCATACCCAGGACCATAACCTGGTGGAAACCAATCATGCTGCATACCAGCAGCTGAATCCACCTGATGATACTCATGATAACCAACTGCCTTCATAAAATCCGGTAGTTGCACATCGTAACGTCCCTCGATAGAGTAATTGTATTCCCTGAGAACTCCAGAAAAACCCGAAAGAAGCTTATGCACAATACCATTGCCAGCCGCAAGTACACGCGCGTGTATCAAAGATAGTACGCCCATCTCTGAAATAGCAACGGAAGTGCGAGCTTCCGGTGCAATTGCAGCAGTGACGGCGCCGACCGTGAACTTGGTCATGAACGCCCTGCAGAAAAGAACCATCAAGGCGAATTGAGACTGTTGAACCGTCAACGGGGTATTTTGCTTGACCATTTGACCCTGTGCAATTACAGTATAAGCATGAGAAAACAATCTTGTGATCGCTACCTCAGAAAGCTTGGCATTGCCGTCGATTGACATGAGAACCTCAAGTACACCCTCGATAACCGACCGCCGAATCCACGCGGATTTAACAGACCAGTCACGGGTAGTATGCAAGTTGCCGTACTGCTTCAACACAGGTACGGTCATGACGTAGTAATCACGATACTTTGGTTCCAACCAAGACTTATACGTCTCAACTGCATCGTCATGTACACCCGGTGACTTCGTGATTTTATATATCACGTGCCCACCACGACGAGCAACAAACTCCTTGACGTACGTGTTCCCCTGATGAATGACACGAGTACGCGCCACCAACTCCATGTAGTTGTAGTGGTTGTATGCATACTGATATGTGACTTCACCTGGGAAAATCACGTGAATCGTATCACCTCTATGAGCTATGTATCCGCCCAACTCATCGAACGCACCTTCAACCCGTTCCTCCATGTTCTTGTGCCCTGGAATCGCAAAGAAAAGCAATTCCGTATTATGTTGATCCATGAACATGCACAACTGCCTGAAGTTGGTATCAATACGATCCAACAATGCAATTGAAACCCGCGCCTCACGTGTACAGCTTTCAGCATGCATACAAGCAGGAACGAACCGCGCGTTCATGTAGTCATCCAACAACGGAGGCATTTTCCTCGGACCTTTATCCATGGCCATGTATATGTTGGACAAGGCCTGATCTTCGCGGTAAAAATCAGCGAA